CAAGCCGAAAACGCCAGCGCTGGCACCAGTGCTCCAGCTGCCCCCGCAAAGCGGCAAACGCTCGCCTTCGATATTCCACCAATGATAATCTCCAGCGTAGTCCCCTTTCGGCTCATCCGGGTAAAGGATCAACGCCTTAGCAATTTCCGGAATAGAAACTCCACTTCCAAGTCCCATGTCCGCAAATCCACCGCTTCCGCCACCTGTAGCCGCCGAATTGCTAGTTACGATACTATTACCAGACTGGCTATATTTTAATGTGCCGGTCGTTCCAGGTGCCACGAGGGATCCGTCTGGCATAATAGCCTTCCACAGCGTACTGTTTGCGGATGTATCGCAATCCTCGCCGAGAGCAGCATTATTATTGGCCACAATATTGATTTCCCCGTTATTAAGCCGGAGACCGTCCTGCCATTCCCACACATTTCCTTTCATATCCATAATTCCAGCATTGGTGTGATCATGCGCCCATGTAACTGGTCCTGATCCAGTGAGGCATCTTGCCGTTTTACCGCTGTCCTTACATGTTTCAACTCCCCTCTCAAATCCATACGCCTCATCACAACCATAATTGCTGTTTCCGTGTGGCATAGTGCCGTTCTTTCTGCTCCAAAGAGCAAGATACGCCCACTCCGCCATAGTAGAGAGGTGGAATCCTTTTCCCTTATTTGTGCAATACTTCTTGGCTGTATCATGGTTCATGGATACTGCCGGATCTCTTCGGGAAAGAGAATAAGCTCTATTATTAAATACTACATTCTGGTACTTCGAGTAATAAAAGCAGCCTTTTTCTACACCATCAACAATAAACGCCGGGTGAACAACGGATGCACTTCCGCCGGAAATTACATTTCCATTGTTGCCTTTTGGAATAACTACATAGATGCTTGGAAGCCCCAAATCATCCATTATTACTACATTTTTTCCACCAGACAATTCATTAACCGCAAAACTCATTTCATCAAAATTTGCCATTATGATACCTCCTTAATTTAAAGAATACAGTTTCAGTGTTACATTATCCAAAGAAAATGAGATAGCCTCTTTTTTGACGATCGTTTTCAGTGAAGCCTCATTTTCCGGATTATAGTCCGGATTCTCCGTCTCAACTTCTCTGTACTGACGAGCCGGAATCTCAATCTGAGCAACATATCTAAATGCTGTTGCTGTCGAAAGATTTCCATTTTTGTCTGCGCATATGTCGATATGAACATCATCATCCTGCTCATATTTCGCAAGATTCAGCATAAGTTCATCGTTAAATGTTACTCTTGTTTTGTCGACCTCATAAGAGACTTTAGGTCCTTCATTAACTTCAATTACTTTCATCTGTTATACCTCCTCATTTTGTTATAAGCTTCATTCGTTCCATGGTTGATTGCCTCCGCAAGTTCTCTCTGCGAGGCACTTGCACGATCTGGATTCACACCATATTCTTTAAGAATTTCTCTTTCCTGTCGTTTCCTTTCATTATTTTTGATAATTATATTTGCCATAAAAACACATTCCTCCTGTCACAAAGCATCTAACCTTAACACTCTTTGCGCTTCCTGTGTATGCTATTTTGAACCCATTGATTTGTTTGTCCGTAATGATAATCTCTCCTACATTCGGAACATCCTCAATTAGTTCAACAGCAACTCGATAATCCAAAGTATCTTTCGTATCAATGCTTACTGTTTTTTTTGAGTTATTGAACGGATAAGAAAGAGAATTACTTAATGTAACTTCTATTGTTTGACCGTCCAAGTCTTCAATTTTGCGTTTATGCTGCACTACTTCCTGCGTAAGTAAGGATGCGATGAGACCAGCCTCAAATCCCTGATTACTCATAAAATTAAAATTGGTTGCACTCTGATTGGTGCCTTTTTGGATTTGCTCTCCGGCTCTTTTTGTAGTAACTGTGCCATCAGCATTATGAGTAACACTAAATGTGTTGTCCGGACTCCTTACTTCATCCTGCCAAATAAGTGGTTCAAACATTTCTTTCCCTCCTTCTAGGCTTCAATAATAGGAGCACTAATTTGGATAAGTGCTCCTTGATCTTCGCTCTTTTCAATCGTTCTCTTTTCGCTAAATGCCACATTACCACCCGTATCAATCAAACGAATTTCTGTGATTGTAAGAGCTTTATTGTCATCTGTTGCAAATCTGATAACAGCATTCACACCCTGCACTTCCTTTAGTGTGATTTTGCCGTCATACCATGTGCCACTTGCATAATACTGTGCTTTGCCGATTTTCGAAATCCAGTCCTTTCTTCTATTCGCCAAAAACGATTCACTCCAAGCCATCAATCTTCCTCCTCTCTTTCATTTTTACTACCTGATTGTGGTATATCATATTTATAGCTATCAGAATGCGCATATACTCTTACTGTTGTTTTTTCAACAACACCAACATTTGCGCTTTCTGGGGTAGTACCGCTTACTGTTTCTCCGGAAAGATTATATTCACTGAGATATTCCTTAGAGATTGCATTCGATCGAACAGTAACTTTAATTTGTTCTCCACCGGTTCCTATGCGTGGATTTGTTCCGGCAACGACATTTCCTGTCTGTTCGTGATCATATAAATATCCGCGGGTGTCCGCAGCCACTTGAATATCAGTATCGATTGCTTCTCCCAGTGTGGATACATCCGGGCTTGTGCCACACTTTGCATAATCGTATCTCCAATAACAAATCGATCTTCCTGCCTTGATGCTATTTGATTCGGTCTCCAGGACAGCAGTCCATTTTAAATGTGCAGGAATCTGGGAATTAAAAATACTCAGCAGATCACCCACATATATTGTAGATTTCGACCCGGATATTTTAGCTATAATCATTACTTCATGAGTAAAATGAACCTCTGAATCGCATCCGCAATATGCCCTTATAAGTGCTTTTATCTGCGTCCGGTTCATCTTTATATTTCCAATCCAATTTACCTTAACGATACTTCTTCTCTCGGTAATGCTTCTCGTCTCATACCCGGTAATATGTAAAAACTGTTCAAACCGATTCAACATTTCAACGCTGCACGAATCAATAAACTGGTCAAGAACCAACTGCTCTAAATCAGAGGCCATCTTATCCGTTGTCAACCCGCCGAATTGGTTTATAGCCTGCATTTCCTGTATATTCTGATAATATTTAGGCTGATAGGACACCAATTCATCATAGCCACTTCTTTGCCGATTATAAAAAACATCATTCTGAAGCAATAAATATCACCTCCGACAATACTGCTACCGAATCAAACTCAATAGTCAGATTTTTTTCCTGATCGTTAATCTTCAGTTCTGAATAATCCAGTACCTCTTCCAATTCATAAATCAACGAACCAATACTGTTGATTCTTACGGTAATTTTTGTATCCTCAGAACTCTCCAGTGCAAGGGCTTTGAGATACCCTCTTATTTTCTCTGTGGCAGACTTTTTTGCTCCTTCTATCGTGTAACCTGCTTTTATATCTATATAGGCACGAACGGTCAAATTAACCGGCGTGGCTGACATTGCAAGAAAGTGTGCTCCCATGTTTGCAATTCCTTCCCCCATCCCATCGCCCATGATAAACTTCTCCCCTTCGACTTCCACGCTAAATCCTTCTTCAATAGGGTCAACATATTTCTGCACCTGTGCAACAAGATCCTCGGATACATTTATTCCGTCAGTTGAAAAAAGCACGGCTTTAACCGTGTTCTCTCCCGCCCATAATGGCAATAATCTCGCTCGTCCAATTCCTCTAACGCTTTCGCACCATGTTTTATAATGCTGTCGGTTTCCGTTTTCAGCTGGACCTTGTTTAGCCTCTCTCCACCTCGCTCGCAATGCTTCATCAGATTCTTCGTCCGTTCCAGGAATTACCAGTTCCCCAAGTGTTGCCGATATTAAATCGTCAACATTATCAACCGGGATTAAATCCTCTCCTGGGATTAACTGATTCGCTTGTACGCCGGCTTCGTCTGCAACCAAATAAAACTCATCTCCTACAGACTGCCACACTAAATAAATGTCTCCTACCATAAACTCAGATCCGCTCTCTGGAACAGCTCCATCAAACTCTGCGCTCCAGCATGCACTTGTGGCCGGAGTTCGTATAATGCCATCCATTGCAGTTTTTTCTGATAATATATCTCCTCCGCAGGTATCAACTGCAAGCATTTCAAATACCATTGACAAATCAGAGTAAAATTTTGCCGTTCTCATACAGTGCCCAGCCGCGGCATCCATATATACAGAACCTTCTCTAGTGTCAACATCTAAGTCTTCTCCAAGTTCTTCTGCCTGCTCAAGCCAGTATTCCTCATCAGCTTCGTCCTCAAAATATCCCAATTAAATTACCTCCTTCGCTCTGTATTTTCCATAAATGGTATCTACATCAAATTCAATCATCACTCCATCCTTTTCTTCATCACTGTCGTATATTTCAAAATCATCGATGGATAAGATTCTGTCATCATTCAAAAGAGCTTCTTTAACAAGTGCCGGTGTTTCGCTTTCCGTAAAAGCATCTGTGTTATCAGCATTCATCAGCATATCTTTAATCTCGTTGCCATAATCTTCTGAATAGATCAGATTCTTAAACCTTTCTGTCAGCATAATCTTTGTGATCGCCTGTTTCACAGCCTCCAGACCATCTATCATGCCGTCTATGCAACCATTTTCAAAATCAATGCGATATGTCCTGGATGTTTGTTCTGCTTCCTCCTCTACATCCTCGACATCAAGGACAAGATCCGTATCCATCTCCATAGCATCACCTCCTACGCACGATCCAAAATATAATATTGTTTTCCATCACTATATTGGAGCAAATTCACAGTCTCATTCTTTTTCAATGCATTTTGTACCTCAATCGTCTTTTTGACCTTTCCGTCCACTATTGTAATAGTGTGATTTGTCATTCTTTCCGGAATCACTAAATCATCTGTTGTAAGTGTGATTTTTTTATCGTTTACCAAGCGTAATGTTAAAGGTTTTTCTTTAATCACAATCGCAGCCTGTATATCAGGGACGGAGAGCCCTTGTTTCATAATCTTCAAAAGCATTTCTTTTATGCTCGTTTCGTTATTGGCCATATTCCCTCCTAACCAGCAGCACCAATGTCCGTTGCAAAATTCAGTGTCAGCGTCATAGTGTGACTCTCTCCCTTAAAAACATGTTTATCCTCATCAATATAAAAAGTCCTTTTTATTCCAAGATGTGGGATGATAACATATAAACAACCACCCGATATGGCTGATATGATGCCAAGTGATGATATCGAGAGAGTTTCTTCCGGATATCCATTTTCCGAAATCATCGTATTTACCAGTTTTCTAATCTGGGCATCATTTTGCTTCTCTTTTGCAGTATCAACCATCATAAATCTTCCAAACCTTTTTTCTAAGGTTGTATTTTTCTTTTCATAAACAACCTTGCCCTTGTCAGAGTAAATGCGAAATCTGGTCTTTATTTTTTCAATAGATTTGTTATATGTGTAATCAGTGATGTTCGCACCAACTTCAAGAACTATCTGCGTCATATGTTCTTTTCGACGCAGCAGTTCCACCTTTCCTCCGTTGGCACGAATATAATATCTCTTCTTTGTCCGCTTATAAGTTGTGCTGAGTGCATCCAAAAGGCAATCCGCATAGTATGTCTTTTGCTTTACAAGTGACTTTATCTTGCTTCCAGTATTAACTACAGTTCCGCAGGTAAGCCCTGCTCTTTTAATGCAATCTTTGAAAATTTCAGTAGCAGTTTTATTTTTGTAAGAGAACGAATCCTGACTATTGGACAGGTATATGCATTCATCATACGCCTTTAATTTCAGTTGCTTCTTTGCACTCTGAGTTTGCTTCATGATTATTCCTCTGAATTTTTCTTTTCCTTTCCACTTGAACACACAGGTGTAGCCCTTCTCAACATCAATTTTTATACGACTTTGCGAGGGCGAATCATCGTCTAATAGCGTTATATCCAAGGATCTGGCCAAAGAACTTTTTCTTCCATACCAAGTGATATCCACTACCAATTCTGAAACATCCCAACCTTTTTTCCCGTGGTAAATATATAAAGCAATACTTCCCATTCTGTGCCTCCTAACTATTTGGAATTTTCAAAACCATTCCAATTTTCAGCTTATTCGGATTACTGCCAATTACCTTTTTATTTGCCCCGTAAATGGTCCTCCATTTGTTTCCAGATCCATAAACCTTCTTTGCAATATTAAAAAGACAATCTCCTGATTTCACAGTGTACTTAGTAATTTTCGTTTTTGTGTTTGTGCGGTTGCTCTTCTTTTTAATTTTCCCTTTCTTTTTTCCTTTTGATTTCTTCACCTTAATCTTCCGAGTAGATACCTTCTCGAACTCTGTGATAGTTATAGAGTAGTTTACAGTGCCTACATCTCCGCCCTGCTCGTCAGCGTCAAATTTAATAGTGCATGGACTATTAACGCCAATAGGGCTTCCCGTAAACACAATCTTTGCCGGCGTTTTCAGCGACATAACCTTTTTAAGAAAATCAACATACTCATCTGGTGATTTCGGATTGCTTATGCATCCTTGACATTTATGGGCAGGAAAAAAACCGCTCCATTTCAACACAAAAGCGCCGGGATGTTTTTTGATGGTAACATCTCCGACGCCATATACATATACTTTATCGTTTTCATCCGGATAGGATACCTGGATTTTATCCGGAAGCACCGGAAAACGCATTCGCTTTTTATTACTGTTATAAGTAATCCAGATTTCATACTTACCGCTCTTATCAGCCTTAGAAATCCTTTTCTTCCACTTATTCACATTTTTCAATGTAGTCTTTTTTTTATTCAAAGTCGAAAGCGATTTTTTTGCTTTTTTCAGTGCCTGCTTAGCAGCTTTTAACGCCTTTTTATTTTTGTGTTTTCTGAAGTTTACAATAGCGGCCGAAATGGCTCTTATTTGCTTTTGAACAGCCGATATTTTGCTGTTCACTTTTTGAAGTTCCGTCTGTTTAGAACTCATATACACCAGCTCCTTCCTCATAAACCTCTTCTTTAAGAAGGCTCATAAACGCAGACTTGATTTTATCCTTTGCCGCACCCCATGTCTCTTCTTTTGAGGTATTAGCACCAACAGAAATAGTCCCTGCGCCTTCAATTCTAAGCGTGACAGTTCTGTCACCGCCGGTCGTTTTAGACTCTTCCGCTGCCATACGGCTCTGCCGGTTCTCTGCGGGTGTAGCAATTTGAACATTATCTTGTCGATCGTTATCCCCTATTGCTGAAATAATTCTATCGGTTTCTTCCGTTGGGAATACAGTATCTCCACCTCCAGAAACAATAATCTCCGGACCTTCTTCTCCAGCAACATATACCTCTTCTGAATCCGTCGTTCCAGAAGCGTGTCCCGGCAGCTTTGGTATTTTTACCTTTGGTGTAGACGGCAACGAAGAACTAGCGCTCTCCGAAGCACTTTTAAGTGCTTTTGAAGTCGCATTCGCGACCGCTTGAGCCGCCGATACAGCCTCTCCTTTCTTATTGTTGATTGCATCAATATACGCTTGCAATGTCTTTGTTGCTGCGGATCTCGCATCCGATTCCATATTCATCTTCTTAATGGAGGATTCCAGATCATGAGACATCGTCTCGAGAGAACCGCTGAAATCTGTCTGCAGATCAGCTACATCCCCTGCCGTCTTGCCCTGTGCCTTCTGTAATTTTTCATACTTTTGCACAATCTTTTCAATTTCCTTGTCCGATGCACGGGCCATTGCGGAAAGTGCAGCTGCGCTTTCCTCCGATCCATCGTCCATATTCTGTAACACATCTGACAGACCTTTTATGTCCCTTCCTTTCAAATTTTCCAAATTATTAGCATAATTATTCCAATAATCAATTTGAGACTGCAGCGCATTGTTAATTTTATCTACCGATGTTTTCGACTTGTTTTCAACCTTGTCCCATAATGCATATTGCCCTTCAAAAGATTCCAACGCATCATCGTAAGCATCATCATATTTTTTTGCAAGTTCTTCCAATGAAGATTTCACCGAAGATACTCCACCATTAACCGCATCAGCATAGCTCGTAATGGTGTCTCCGCTTTCTCCAAATTTTGTAGCACTCTGCTCCGCACTCAATGAACCATTTTGAAGTTGCTCAATAAAATCTTCCGTTTCCTCTTTTCCGTACCCAAGTGCATCGCAATATTCGCGGATATCGTCATTAAGCTGATCATATGCTTTGCTGGCTTCATTTTGTGCATCGTTCGATTTTTCCCATTGATCAAACTGCTTTCCAAGATCCGAAGACCAGTTTACTTCTGCCCCTTTTCCTATCTCAGATAAGATTGGATGGTCATTGATCCATTTATCCTCCATTTCCTGGTACTTATCCCACGAATCACTGGTTTCCTTAATGGATTGTTTATACGCATCTTGAGTTTCTGTATATTTCCCAAGCGATTCCATCAATCCTTTGCTTGCAGCATCCAACTTTTGTTGCTTATGCTGTTGCTGCGCAAAGTCAAACAAATCTGTTGTCGAAAAATTGGTTTTGCCGGTGGTTTCATCAATCGTAAGGTTCAGATCCGAATAGGAACCATTCAATTCCTCTACAATATTTTTCATCAATGTCATCTGCGAATTAGATAACTGTGTCTGACTTTGCAATGCCTGTAATTCGCCAATCAGCAAAGTAGAACTATCATATAATTTATCTGCAGAAGTAACATTGTCTTCATAAGTGCTGTGTATTTTATCAATATCATCATTGAGCGAATTGATTCTTTTCTGGAATTCCCCAACCGTTTCTCCTGCATGATCATACGATGCTTCCAGATTAGCGATTTCTCCTGCCAGCTTATTTGCCTCCTCTGAATTTTTTCCGTATTTATCGCAGGCTTCATCATACTGTTTATTTAGATCATTCATCTTTTCTTCGTGTTCCTGTGAAGCAACCGTAAGATTATCTGATGAATCTGTTGCCTGATCGTAAGAATCTGCAAGGAATACAAGGCCAGCCGCAAGAGCCGCCACTCCACCAATTAACCAAACAACCGGATTGGCAAGCATAGTCGCATTTAACAACGCTTGCGCTGCTGTTGCCGCCGCTACTGCCACCGTGAGTGCTCCAAGACCAACCGCAATAGAGGCAATGACTTTCACAACAACCGGATTCTCTTCCACAAATTTTCCAACAGAAATAGCCATTTCAGAAAACTCATTATACATCTTTGAAAGTACCGGGTTTAAGGCATTTCCTATCTGTAGCTGCGTATTCTCGATTGCATTATCCATTCGCTGATGCGAATATTCTGTAGTATCAGCCATTATCTCATACGCAGACTGTGTAGCACCGGCACCATCCTTTAATGTTGCTAGGTTCTGATTAAAGGTTTCAAGCCCCTGGCCAATGATCGCATTAGCTGCTTTTCCGGCCTCAGCACTTCCCCACATATTCATCAAGGCTTCACTATTCTGATCAGCGGCATTATAAAGTATTGACAATACATCCGCAAGAGAATTTCCTTCCTTCATGAGTTGTCCAAAGGTTTCTCCCGTTTCGGTCTTTAAAACTTTTGAAACATCGGAGGTTGCATTGCCCAATTCATTTAACATTGAAGCAATGTATGTTGTACCTTCGGCTGTGTTAATACCAGCTTTGGTAATCGAAATATAACCAGATTCCAAATTTTCCAATGATACATTATATGCCGAAGCTGTACTGATTCCTTTACCCATTTGAGCCGCCAGTTCTCGAACCGTTGTTACACCCAAATTCTGCACCTGGATTAAAGAATCAGATATATGTTCTGCGCCACCAGCAGCTTCACCATAAGAGTTTAGGGCAGTCTCTACTACCGATAAAGCAGATGCCGTATCAGTAAATCCCGCAACAGCAAGTTTCGATGCGTCGCTTGCCATATCCACAGATTCCTCAGCTTTTGTTCCGGCAGAAACAGCATTGTATGCAACTTCCGCAAGTCCATCAGCCGCCTGTCCCGTATCATTTGATAAGTCCAGGATTTCATTACTCAATTGTGCTATGTGATCCTGTCCTGCAATCGTTTGTAACTGAGCAACGGATGTTTCCACAGTTTCTGCTTTTTGAGCACATTCTTCAAATTCCTGACTTAATTCATGCACAAGCGCAATTAAACCTGCAGATGCCAAAGCCCCCTGTATTGCATCTATAGAATTTTTCCCTTTATCGCCAAATTCTTCTGACTTATCTCCTGTTTCCTTAAATTTGTCTCCCAGTTCATCTGATTTTCTGGCCGTTTCCTCCATCTTTTCACCGAGTTCTTCCGAATTACGACCCGCTTCACCCATTCCTTCACCCAACTCAGCAACATCATCCGCCGCTCTGGTAGCTGCATCTACCGTTTCAGAGAGTGCCTCTTCTGCTTGCTGATTCGCACTCGAAAAATCATTAGAACTTTCGGCCACACTTGCAAGGACGCCATCGTATTCTTCAATGGAGGATGCAAGCGAACCGGCAGAAGTGCTGGTTCTATCAAAAGACCGACCAATATTATCTGCCGACTCACTTACCCGATCAAAGCTGGCATTCGCAGATTCCTCAATATTACGGAAAGTATTTACTGTATTTCTTCCTGCACCACCTACGGATGCCAATTTCGAGGATACATTATCGATCATATTAAAAATAACTGATAAATTCGTAGCCATGCTTTATCCTCCTCTAAAATATTTTATTGTGATTAAATAAATGGCAGGTATCTTCTCTCGCCTTAATGGCGGCGGCAATGTAAAAATGTTGGAGAGGTTTTGGCTTGGCATAAAA